GTTGTCCCGTCTGCTAATCCAGACGTTTTCGTCACTTTCGTTGTAGTGAAGACGTCGGACGGCCGTGTCAGAACGGTCTTCCCGGAGTTAGCGGCAAAACTCTCGTGTCTCGCCTCCTACAAGGCGAGGAACAGTGATCTCACGCTCATGTTGCGCTTGCGCAGCTTTGAGTGGTGCCGTGAGATTGGCTTGTCGTGGGCCAATTTCTTTCACGGGTATCACGGTTCCCTTTCGTTTGGCTCTGAGGTTTCGGGCTCAGAGCTGGACGAGGGCATGGGGGTTGGCAATTCTTTGGTGGTCTCTACGGGTTAGGTCAGCCTGCGCGGCGTGCGCGGTGTTGATGTGGCTGAGGTTTCGACACCTCTTCGCACTGATGCATCACTCGACGCCAAGCGTGCGCTAGGCTTTCCAGACTCGAAGAGAGCGATGCTGACGGCATGGACTCCCTCAGTTCCGGGACTTTGGGTCCCGAGAGTCCATGCTGTGACGGCTAACAATGAGATCGCTGCCCTTTTGAGGCGATCTCTGGGACCAACACCCGACTCGGCTGAGACCAGCCGTCGACCCGTCCTTGACGCTTTCAAGGAGCTGCGACGGGTCGCTGGTCGATATGGCGGGTCAAGATGGTCCTATCGCGAGACTGCGCATTCTTACACGGGTGCTCTGCGCAGAAGATACCTTGAGGCGGAGAGGTCGCTGATGGAGGATGGTCCGTTGAGCTCGTCGGACTATGTTCTTAAGGCCTTTCTGAAGGCCGAGAAGGTGAGGGGAGGGTTGTTGACGAAACCTAGGATGATATTCCCAAGATCACCCAGGTACAACCTCCATCTTGCTTCTTGGCTGAAACCATTCGAGCACTGGCTTTGGGGAAACCTGAAGTCGGTTGGTTCTTCCGGTGTCGCACCGTCGCGTGTTGTAGCCAAGGGACTTTCACCTGGCCGCAGGGCCAACTTGATAGTGCGCAAGTTCAGCGCCGTCCCTGATTGTGTGGTGTTTGAGGTCGACGGGAAGGCCTTCGAGGCCCACTGTGACGTTTGGCAACTGCTTCAAGAACACACCGTTTATGAGTCCGCCTACCCTGGTGATTCTGGGTTGAAGAAGACTCTTAACAAGCAGTTGCGTAATTTCGGGTTCACCCGTTGTGGAGTGAGGTTCGCGCGTGGTGGCGGCAGGGCAAGTGGCGATTTCAATACGGGCATGGGTAACACCATGGTCATGTTGTGTGTCGTCGCCGGTGTCATGTCCACGTTGGGCGTCCCCTTGTGGGATTCCCTGGTGGATGGTGACAATGCCCTTTTGTTCCTGCCCAGGAGCGTCGTTTCCCGTGTGGTGGAGAACTTTCATGCCACGGCGCTCGAGATTTCGGGCCATGAGATGGTCCTTGAACGTGCGGTGGATTTCCTTGAGGGTGTCAGGTTTGGACAGTCGGCTCCGGTCAAGACTGCTCGGGGGTGGACGATGGTGAGAGATTGGAAGAAGGTCCTTAGCCTGGGTACTTCCAGTCATGCTCATCTGAGAGAACCCCTTTTTGCGCGAGAGTTCCTGCAAGGTGTCTCTCTGTGTGAGCTTTCTTTGGCGCGGGATGTTCCGATACTGGGCGCTTGGGCCGAGTCCCTTAGACGGGCCACTCATGATGGTTCTGCTGTGAGGCTACACCCTCACAGAGACTATGAGTATTTGGGGGTCGATTTCGACCAGGTGGAGTCCGCCACTTACGAGCCGCCAAGTGCGGTCGCCAGGCGCAGTTTCTGTTTGGCTTTCGGTGTGGAGCCAGAGGAACAGGTGTGTATCGAGGAGATGTGTTTGAGCCTTCGCGGTTTGGATCTCTCACGGGTGTCGTGGTATGACCCACTCGATTTTGTGCCTGGGGACGACTTGTGCTCGTAGTCAGCGGGTGGGTGTGTAGCACGTCTGCGGACCAGTCGGTGCTGAAATGTTGGGTGTTGAGGGGGCACTCTGCGGTTTGCTATTGTGGTACGAAAACGTGCAGGGGTCATCCACCTGCGGGACGTGAGTAGTTTAATGTTCCACAGCGGCTGCAGTTGGGTTGTCTTGCGGTCTTCCCGGCGAAGGAGAGGCCGGGTGAGGGTCGCGGTCGGG